TAAGACGGAGGAAAGATATGTGCAAGATAGATGTTTGAGGGCGATATCTATCTTGCTTTCCTATCTGGAGGGATTCCCGGAAAAGAGGTATCGGGGGGGAATACCTGCGCAAGGGCGAAGGCCTCTTGCTTGCGCGCTTTTCCGTTCCTCCGCCTTAGGAAAAGGGAGGCCTGTTGTGGAGGCCTCCGAATAGTTTCCTACGTGGCTGCTACGCCGCCTTGCTTGTTTTATAGTCCGAGGAATTGGCCAAGAGGGGATTTACGAATAGCTTGTAATGTCTCGTCGGATACGGCTTCTACGTTTCCTTGTTTCTTATATTCCTCTTCGCTTTTCTCCTCCCGAGTTTTCTTGGTCGTGTCGGGGTACTCTGGGAGGTTGGCGATTTCCTCGTTGTAGCTCTCGATGAGGGAAAGAAGTTTTATCACGAGGCTTGTAGAGTGGACTCCATGGACTTCTTCAATCAGGGAGAGATGGGGGTCAACGAGCTTGAAACTCATAATGCCGATTGCATCTGCGAGCTTGAACATTTGAACCGCTTGAACTAGGTTGTCGAAGCCGGTTAGGGAGATATAGTCGGCGTAGACGTTGAAGGTTGAGGTCTTGTGGAGGGAGATGTTCCGCGCTTCGGTTGTTATGTAGACTTCCTTCACTGGGGAGAATAGCTCAACGAACGGCCGTCCGGAGGATGGATGCGTGAATGCGCGGAGGACAATGCATGTGCCGAAGTCCGCCGGATGGTTGCTCACGTCGAGATGTACGTCGCAGAGGATGCGGATATTGGAGGGAATGGTGTAGACGGTGGAATGAAGGGTCATAAGAGTGGGTCCGTTGTGAGGTTAAGGGATGATAGTGTTTCAGGTGCTGTAATGCTATACGTTTATTGCGCTTGCTTACAGCTTGAGGTTATTCTTCATGAAAGAGTGGTGAATGGCTTGAGCGTGAGCAAATGATCCGCCTAGTGGTGGGTTGAGGCGAGAATGTTCCCGCCTCCAGTAGTCTGCCTCTCCTGCGGACTTGCTCCCTGCTTGGGTGGATAGGTGGAATTGTTGATAGGCCTCCGAAAGCCTTGCTGGGGATGGTTTGTGAGAATATGTAGTACCTGTATTGTGCTTTTTTCTTTTCCTCATGGCGCTTACTCCCCCTCCTCAATGATTTCGTAAACGGTTTTGCCCTCGTCTTCAAACTCCGACCAAGGTGTGGGGTTTTTTGCTAAAACTTCCCCTGCTTCTAGCATTGCGAGCACGAAAATTTCCGCGTTGTAGGATGATGTACTTGCGGGGACAGAGACTTTTACCTCTATTATTCTAGAGCGAGATTGAGTTTCAATCTCTTTAATCTTGAATGTTAGCTTTTGCATGATGTAGCTTTCTGGGTGAGGCTTGAAGCTTCTTGCTCTTGAATGCCTTGGTTAATTTCTTCCGCGATGCGAAGATCGTTGGAGAGTGAATTCTTTCTCGCCTCTTCTTCTGTCAATATTGCACGTTTCATAAGTGCCCTTATCGTCCAGCGGAATAACCCGAAGCGGTAGATGTTATATACCTGCGAGAGTTCTCGTCTTAAATCTATGAGGAGAGTTTGCTTCCTCCTCAATGCCGCTTCCTGCCTTGCGATTACGGTTGATATGTAGAGCATTTCCTTCTCCTGCTTGTAGATAATGCTCGACCATTGTTTTCTGTCTTCCGTTATTTTTTCCTCGAATAATTGAAGCTCTTTCCTTGTGATGATAACGTAACTTCGCGGGATTTTGATTTCGTAAGGCTTTCCTTCGTGGGAGATTATGACTTTCCTCATCTCGTTGCGAGATATGAGCGCGTCGTCGTTGGGAGAGTTGATTTGTTCGGCCTTGTTCATTGAGACGCCTTTTTAATTCGGGAATTTAACCCGCGTGTGGCTCGTATGAGTACGCGGAGGTTAAGAAGTTGGGAGAGTCTACGATTTATTCCGTCCCGCTTACGCCTTAGCCTCGCAATCTCCTTGTCTACGTAAGTTTCGTGGTCAAAGGCTTCGTTAGGGCTAAGTTCATGCCGTTTTCTGCCTGTCAAGCGGTCGATGTCGGCTTCAGAGGGTGGGAGGGTAGGTTTTGGGGGGGTTTCGCCCATTTTGTAAGGTCCGGGATGGTTGGGAGGTATTTGAAATGTGTCGGGAATGCCTTAATTGGGTGATTTTAGCAGGTGAATGTGGTTTTTGTGTGGTTTTTTATGGTACTGAAATGTGGTATTCCGATGTTCCGCGTTATCTACCGTTCTACCGGGGGTTTAACCGCCCTTTTTACCCGGGTAATATTAACCTTTGTATAGTATGTATAGGGTGAAAAAAAAAAAAATAATATAATATTACTATTCGCCTACATTTTTAGATTCGCGTAAAAGTTGTGTTGCAAAAATACACACACGGCAATTTTACCCGGGTATAATGGCAGGCCCCCCGGTAGAAGCGTAGATAACGCGGAAGCTCGGAGAGTCGGAAATTGATTGTAGGGGGCAGGGGAAGCCGTGGGGCGGGTTTTGTTGATCCGGCTAGGGCTATGCCTGAAAAGGGGAAATGGGGTGCCGTTGCCCTTCCCTGACCGCTATACGCGGTACATAAAAAAAACCTGCGGAATTTCCCCCGCAGGTCAAATGCTATACGCACTTTTCGGCTAGAAAACCCCGATTAGAAGTCTTCTCCAGCTTCAATACCCTCCATAGCCTTTTCCGCCTTAAGGGCGGCTTTCTCGGCTTTAATCTTGAGCATGGCGATTTCGATGGGTTTCTTGCTCGCCATGGTTTTCGTCCATTCGGCTTTTCCGGTTTTGTCGAGGGAACGATATTCCGTGAGCCATTTGTCTTCCATGCCCTCCGAATATGCCTTTCCGTCTTTCTTCGCGCGGATCATAGCCTCGATGACGAAAGGAATTCCTTCCTCGCCGTCGCCCACACTCCTCCATTCCGATGCACGCAGCGCTGTAACCCTGCTCTTAACCGCTGCGATGCCATCGCCGCCAGCGTTTGCGACCGAATTGTGCGCGTTACGTAGCGTGGTGTTGAAACCGAAGGCCGCAGCGGCAATGAGCATGGGTTTTGGCATATCGGCGAGGACAAGTTTGTCGGAATAGGTTTTCGTATTAATAAGAAGGGCGTGAAGATCGGGAGAGTAGCTTGTTACCTCCTCACCCTTCGCGTTGAGGTAGGAAATATCGATGGATTGGTTTTTCTTCTTTTTTCCCGTAGTTTCCCCTACAGCCGGTTGGAGAGTGCGACTATTAGTCGCAGATGCATCCGGGCTAGGAATTTCCTCAAGCACTTTAACCTCTTTACCCTTAACTTGATCATGCTTTGCCATTGGGAATGCCTTTCAATCTGTTCTGGGCAGGGTAGGGGGAAATCCCCTAGCGCTACTGCCCTGCTAACGAATCCAGTTTAAAGGACTCGGGAAGGGAAGCAAGGATTATTTTCACTTTCTTTGCTTCCTAACCAGAATTCTTTATACCTACTTCTGCGTGATGCACCATGAAACACACAACTTATTCCTACCCCAGTATCTAAGCTTTACAAACATCAACCCTCCGACCTTGATAACCTGTACCCGAGCCTGCAAACTTCCGATCACATGTGCGATGCTGAACATTTCTACCACTCCCCGTATATACAACCATCTACTTCAATCCAGACCGTGAAGATGTGACTCCCGCCATTTTTCATAAGGAACATCACATCGATGGCCTCTTCACCTTCTGGTACATGTGTGCTTACAACACTTCCGATGATGATCGGCAAGGAATCTCCTTCATCACTGTGGGCATCGAAATAAAGCCGGGTATAATCTTGCGCCTGAATATGCGTGAGCCTGTTCATGTGCGTCTCTCCTCTGTTCATGAGCCTATGAACCATATCCCGAGGCGAGTCGCAATAGATAATTCCGCGCTGGGAAAAATAAATCTACCCTCCGCCTGCCCATATACCCCATGCTCATACGTGTAGAAAACCTCATCCTCAACCCGAGGCTGTTCCCTGAATACGTGCGTGTGTGGATATGCTCGCGCAACTTTGAGGTGCTACCCGGCCATCCTCCCAGGCACCCCCCGGCTCACCCTATCTCAATGCCACTTCCCCGAGTATTTAAAAAAAAGCATTATTTTGGCTCCATCCTCAAGCAAGCAAGCACAGCGCAGCCGGGCGCGCAGGCAAAACAAGGCGGGAACAACCTTTACCCTCCCACTTCCCCGAGTATCACAAAATTTCCCTCAAAACCAACCATGTCCCTCCCAGCAAGCACAAGCAAGGAGCCGCAGGCTCCACGCAGCAAATCAAGCGGGGAACAATCCACGAGGATTAATATCCTCGAGACATGCCCCAAGCTGACCGGGGGGAACACTCAGGACGCCCCTCAACAATTCACGAGGCGAAACCACTTCTACCCTCCCTTCCCGTATAGCAAAGGGGGGAACAATTCACGAGGCGGAACTTCCGATAGCCTCCTCCTCTGTATAGCAAAACCGCACCCGTAAAGCTATACAAGGGCGGACCATTTCTACCCTCCATTCACTTCCACCCTCAACCAATCCTCTTCCGCTTAAGTCCTTGAGGCCTTGCGCCGTTTCCCCCACGCGCGTAATATCATGTCGCGGCGCAGCATGGGGTCACCTCCTGTGCTCCCGCATGGGGAGGGTTGAGACGTCTGCGTCCGGGATGCCTCAGATAGTGCTCCCCTCCCCAACCTCATAAGGAGCATCCCCCATGGTAGACAGCGCCGACACCTTTGTTGAGTGTACGAATATCCTCTCACCTTCCCCACCTGTTCGGCAGACGCAGCTCATGCAGCCCCATGAGCATGCAGGGTATGTAAGGCGGAAAACCTACAAGGCCATCCTCGACCTTTCCGCCCGGCATCCTCTTCTAACCTCCTTCGATATCGCCATCATGACCGGCGCGACGGAATCCTGGGTGAAGAAGATCATGAAGTCTGATACCTTCATGGCTCAGCGGGCACAGATGGTGGAGGACCTTCACGGACCACGCTTGCGAGAAATCCAAAACAAGATGGAGCAGACCACCTCTCTCCTCCTCGATGCCATCGCACGCCGCATAGCTGACCCGAACGCAGCAGTGTCCGAGGAGGTCTTAATCAAGGCCACAGCCCTTCTCCTAGATCGAGTCCTCCCGAAACGGCCTGACACCCTTCTTAATCCCGGTAATCCATCTCCCCCTCAAAACGTAACCATGGTCTTCAACGGGATCACCGGAGAGGACATTCTACGCGCGAGACAAAAAGCCCTCACCCACGGGAGCACGGTTGAGTTAGAACTCCAGCCTCAAATAGAAAGCGCGATCGATGTCGATGAGGACGGATTACCAAAGGAGCGCAGGCTTCGGAACCTCGAAGGCCTCGATTAACGCGGGGAAGAGGTACGAACAGAAGGTTACCTCAAAGCTCCACGCCCTCTTCCCCGATTCTCCTCGGCTAGGTTTCTCTCTTCGCGAGCAATACCCGATCAACGGTGGATATGTCGACGCGGCGTTTGTCTACCATGGGTTTCCTCTTCTCCTCGTTGAGGTTAAATCCCAATGGAGCCTCGACGCGTATAAGCAGCTTATCTCCTACGCAGGGGAGGAACGATCTTCCCTCTCCTACATATGCATATGTAAAATCTATCATCCCCATGTGTCTATTCCGGAGCCGGCAACATGCTTAATGTTGGACCACCTTCTCCTCGCCCCAAAGGGAAAACTGACGATCATTCCATGGAGCCCCCCACGTCGATGACCGTCCTCGAACAACGCTTAAGCGACGTATCTCGATTTGGAGTCCCGATCACCCTTATCGGAGGGCTTCTCGTCTCCGTCCTCATAGCCGGAATGTGGCTTGGCAAGCGGGACACTACGGGAGAACTATCCGCATCGAACATCGCAGAGCTTAAGGTCCAAGTTCAAAACCTTTCCGACCAGGTGACGCAGATATCGGTTAGCCTCGCAAAGGGCCCTACCCTCCCGGAGAGCGTGGCGTACAAGGCTGACCTTCTCCGGTTCTGCATCCTCAACAAGAATCTTACTTGCCCTCAATTCTAAAAGGCTTCCCAAATGCGTATCAATTCCAACCACTTCGCCGAGGGAGTCCGAGTCGTTCCGACGCCAAACAAAGGAGGAAGCATCGCTCCTTCTCTCATAATCATCCACGACACCGCCGGGCAGCTCGATTACAAGACCTCCGTTTCATGGCTATGCAACCCGCAGGCGAGAGCCTCAGCCCATTTCGTAATCGGGCGGAAAGGTGAGGTTGTTCAGCTTGTCTCCTGCCTCGTGAAGACCTGGCATGCTGGGAAGTCCGCCTACAAAGGCGTCCAGAATGTTAACGATTTCTCTATCGGGATCGAGATCGCTAACCCCGGAAAGCTTACAAAGGGGGAACGTGAAACAGTTGCGAGAGCCTCCTTCGGGAGAGCCTACGACCTATCCACCTACGGGATACAATTCAAATCCACGCCCTCCCATGGCGAGGGATGGTGGATGCCGTATACTCAACCCCAGCTTGATGCTGTCCTCGCCTTATCCCTAGCTTTACGTGACAAATACAACATCACCTCCCTTTCCCCGCATTGGGAAATCTCCCCCGGGAGGAAGATCGACACCAACCCAATTTTCCCTCTTCAATGGTTGAGGGGCAAACTTGAAGGCCGACAAGACGCGGCTAATGTTGTCGAGGTCGAGATCGGTACCCCTCTTCGCATGTGGCCAAGCCTTTTCTCCGAGAACATCGTCCATACGATCGAGGGAAAAGCTTACGGGGAACTCATCTCTTCAGGAGAATTCTTCCCCGCAGGAAGAGACCTCCCCTTCGATTGGGTTTCGAACCCTAGTAAAAAAATCCTCTGGCATAAGGTGGATGTCGGCGGAAACATCGGATGGGTCCTTTCCGCCAACGTGAGAATGATATGAACGTTGAAAGCATCATGAGAATAGCCTCCGCCGAAGGTGCGGCTAAGTATATCGACAACCTATTTCAAGTCATATACTCCAACATCTGCAACGCCTATGGCGGGGAGGATAAGATCAACCCCTTCCACCTCGCCGATATCCGCGGAAGCCTAACCCGCGCTAAACATGCCGCCCTCATTCCTGCCCAGGAGATCATCAGTGCCGAGAAAGCCCGTAGTATCGACCCTGCCGATCAACCTTCCAGCGATTCCCAAAGTGAGGCCTTCTGTGTCTGACCCATTTGACTTCACTCCCTCATTAACAAGCAGGGAGGAAAAGAAAATCGAAACCGTCCTTCAGGACATATCTCTTCCCCCTGATCCTCTTCCCACACGTCTATCCCTCGCCGAGCCTTCCGACCAAGAGGTTCTTGATCTAGCCGCTCAATCTCATGAGCTACTTGGAAAAGCCGCCGGCTACATCCCGGACTTCCTCTCCATTACGGAGAACATGAAGTCGGCATATATGAAGGTCGTGAGGAACATCTGGGTAGCGGCGCAGAAGAAAGCGAGGAGCTACGATGAATAACCCTACCCTCTTCGACCGCTTAACCGGACAAATCCCTGGGAAGACTGAAAAGGTTTCCATTCTTGCCCTCGTTATGAACACGACCTTCGCGATACTATGCGCCTTCGGCATCGTATGCCTTTCAGCGGAGATGGTCGCTAGCCTCAACGGGGCGATTCTGGCCCTACTCGGAGCTACCCTCGGTTCCCGTGTAACTCGGACGGAAACGACGATCAATCAAATTCAGGCCTCGCAACCGGGAACCGCCCAAGATCGTGCTCGCGAGTCCGCAAACGGGAACCGCCCAAGCATGGATACGGAGAAAATGTAATGGTCGCGAAAAAGAAACCTGCCTACAATCCCGAGGGGGAGGTGAACGAAGAAACCCCTTCCGGGAAGAGCGTCAAACCCGCAAAGCCTTCCTCTACCCCTGCCTCCAAGCTCGGGAAGAAAAATCCCTTTGGAGGGAAGAAAAAATGAACGAAGGTCAAGCTGCTCGTGCAGTTGGAGAAGATGAACCCCTCATGATTGCGTGGAAGGCGTATAAGGAGACGGAGGACTATGCCTATACAATCGGCTGGGCGGGTAAATCCAATGAGGGTAACCTCTGGGCAGCCTTCGCAAGGGGGTTTAACGCTGCGGGAGGTGATGTAAAATGAAAGCCGGCGTGAAAGAGGGTACCCGTAAAAACGATCGACCTCAATTTCGTGTGGTCGACCTAGATTCCCCCGAGCAAACTCCCATCCTCAACCGATCCGGCGAGCCCGTTGATGGGGGCGGACATCGCCTCAAAGGCATCTCCGAAATGCTGGCGGGGGAGATTAACGAGGCGTTGGGGAAGAGTGAGGAAAGTTGATAGATAGCATTCCAGCGCCCGTAATGCTATACAACCAATAAGGAACCCCGGTGGCTCTACTCCCTGATCTTAAAGAAGTTGTCGAACTCGGGGCGGTAGACCACCGTTTCTTTTCCCGCTCGTGGTTTCCTAACACCTTCCGTGATCCGTTCCCCATGTTTGAGGATCGTGTATGGGCACCTCTTGAAAGCGATCAAGTTCGCCTTGCTAACATCCAAATGTTCAGAGGAAGTGCAAAAACAACCCGCCTCCGCGTATTCACCATCAAGCGTGTTGCCTACGGTATCTCCCGCGTTATCCTCTACATTGGAGCGAGTGAGAAGAAAGCCCTCCAATCTGTCGGATGGGTAAAGCGCGTTATCGAGAACAACTCCCGGTTCCGGGATGCCTATCAACTTGAGATGGGCTCCACCTGGAAAGAAGACACGCTTGAGATCAAACACAAACTCCTCGGACACTCCATCTGGGTCCTCGGGATGGGCATCAACGGCTCCCATCGAGGGCTTAACCTCGAAGACTACCGGCCCGATCTCATCATTGTTGACGACGCCTACGACGAGGAATCCACCGCATCCCCCGAACAGCGGATTAAAATCGAGGACAAAATCCTTGGCGCCCTCGTTAACTCCCTCGCCCCGGAGACGGAGAACGCCCACGCCAAGCTCGTGATGTTGCAAACTCCCTTCCACCCTCAAGACGCATCGATGCAGGCGCTGAAGGACCCGGAATGGTACAACGTCCGCCAGGGGTGCTGGACGCTTGAGACCGAGCGTATGCAACTTGCAGATCAACTTTCCTCCTGGGAGTACCGCTTCCCTACGGATATGTTGAGGCGGAAGAAAATCGGCCATATGGCGCGGAATAAGAAATCCCTCTTCGCTCGCGAGATGGAGTGCCTGCTTACAACCTCTGAAACCGCCGACTTCAAAACCGAGTGGCTGAAGTACTACTCCATGGAGGACCTACCTATCCATCAAATGTGGAAGGTCATGTCCGTTGACCCCGTCCCGAAACCTACCGCCGCTCAAATCGCTAACGGGATGATTAATAAAGATTACGAAGTCTTCGCGTGTGTAGGGTACTGGAAGGGCGACTACTATCTTCTCGACTATCGTATGTCTCGCGGGCATGATCCCGAGTGGAGCGTTAAAACCTTCTTCGAAATGCGTCATCGGTGGAAGCCGAAGAAGATGAGGGTTGAGCCTACCGGATACCAATCTACCCTCGCGTGGTTACTTTCGAAAGCCATGCTTCTCCGGCGGGAATACACCACTATCGACGAGACTCCCGATAATCGCTCCAAACGTTCCCGCATTATAGACGCCCTTTCAGGCCCAGCCTCTCAAGGCGTATTCTACATCCTGCCTCAACATTCCGAGTTCATCTCTCAGTGGACCGACTACCCTGCGGTTACACATGATGACGTACTCGACGCGGTCGCAATGGCAGTGGACGGGCTTGCAGATGCGGAGCTCGATGACCAGGGGGACGACATCGACGAGGCCTTTAAACCGCTCGAAATATATAGAGGTTGCCCCTAATGCCCAACTTCACACGCCGTGATATCCGTCGGGGGACCGACCTGCACGACACTATCCTCAACGAGTGCCGGCGGTTCATGAAATTCTCGGAGCGTAAATTCCAGGACAAGCGCAAAACCTGGACGGAGGCCGAGGATGAAATGGTTGCCTATGTTCCGGAGAGTGAAGCCGATGCCGTCCGGAGGGGAAATCGTGATCGAGGTAAACCCTCCTTCACGACGATTAAAGTCCCCTACTCCTACGGTGTAACTATGTCCGCGTTCGCGTATATGGCGAGCGTCTTTCTCTCCCGAACCCCCATCTTCCAATTCGACGGTCGGCATGGCGAGTCCCAACAGCAATGCATGGCGGTTGAGGCCCTCATCGATTACCAGTACCGTGGTGCGAGGATGGGGCCGAACATCTATTCCTGGCTCTACGACACCGCGAAGAACGGAACGGGCATTCTCGGGAACCACTGGATGAACGACATCCAAGAAGTCACCGAAATTATCCCCCTTTTCGATGAGACAACTGGGGCCGAAGTTGGCGAGGAGATGGTTACCTCCGACGTCCAAGGCTATATTGGAAACGCTACCTTCAACGTCCATCCTCGGGATTTCCTCCCCGATCCGCGAGTTCCGATGCGGGACTTCCAGAAAGGTCAATTCTGCGGGACACGTCAACGCCTCTCCTGGCTTCAGGTCAAACAACGTGAGCGGGATGGGTTCTACATGAACCTGGATCAGATTGACTCGAAGATCCTCCCCAAGTTTCTAGATGATCGGGGAACCGATTCCTCCGTCGAGCAGCCGACCGAAGACCCGATGGACATGGACATCATGTTCGCGAAGGAGGGCCTAAACAAATCCCATCCGGATATCGTTCCGGTATATGAGGTGTTTGTCCAGCTCGTCCCCGCTGACTGGGGACTCGGCGGATCAACCTATCCGACGAAATGGGTATTCACCATCACCGCGGACTGGAAGACCGTCATCGGAGCGCAACCTTTCGGCGCCCTCCACTGTCGTTATCCCTATTCCGTCAACGAGATTGAGCCCGATGCCTATGCCCTTTCTAACCGAGGCTATCCGGAGATAAATAAGGGCGTTCAAAACACGATGGACTGGCTGTTCAACGCTCATATGTACAACGTTCGAGCGGCGTTGAATAATCTCCTCGTCGTCGATCCGGCTAAGGTCAACATGAAGGACCTAACCGATCCACTACCCGGTGGACTTATTCGCCTCCGACCAGGTGCCCGCCTTACCCCTGGGGATGCGGTTCAGCAGCTCAACGTCGCGGACGTAACCCGCACGCATGTGTCTGACATGAACACGATGGTTGGCATAGGCGAGCGCGCTCATGGTGTTTCCGACGCGATGACCGGAACGCAGACGAAAACGGGGAGACGTACCGCTACGGAAATCCGCTCCTCGAACACCGCTGCGGCCGGAAGGCAAAAGGTCACGACGGAATACATGTCCGCCCTTGGGTTTGAGGATTTCTCTTACCAAATCCTCTCCAACTCGCAGCAGTATTTCGACCAGGACCTTAAGCTTCGCATCGTCGGAGACCTATCCATCATGGCCGGGCCGGCGTTTATGAACGTCAACCCTCAACTCATCGCCGGGAACTTCGACTTCGTAACCATTGATGGAGCCCTCCCCCTTGACCGTATGGCCCAAGTGAACCTCTGGAAGGAACTTCTTCAAGCCATCATGACCTCCCCCGAGATAATGATGCAGTATGATATTGGGAGAATCTTTGCCTACATCGCTCAACTCGCTGGCATACGTAACATCGACCGGTTTAAAATCCAGGTTATGGAGCAGGGCCAGCAACCAGCCTCCGGAGACGTTCCGCTTTCTCAAATCCCTGGTTCCTCCAACCCCAACCTTCTTAGACAAGTCCCCGGTATGGGACCTTTACCTATAGGAAACATGAATGGACGTCTCGCCGCCTAGCCCTGTCCTCGATCCCTATGAAGGGCTTGATGATCAGGAGAAAACCTTCGCTCGTAAAAAAGATATCGCATCTGATCTGCGAGCGCTTGTGCGTCACCCAGGTTGGCAGTACCTTTGTACGGTGCTCCAGCAACAGGCAATAGCGGTTAAACTTCGCCAGGCCTCAGCGGGAGATATCCCCGGCCTCCTCGCTATGAACCTGGATATGCGCGAAGCAGAGACGTACATCTACGTCCTCGATATGCCGCAAAATATTATCAATGAGTTCACAACTGACCTGGAGGCCTCCGAATGATTGACGGCGACGAGAATACCATCGACTTTGGTTTCGATGATGATAACCTCTTCGACCTCAGCTTCGAGGGGAGTAATGACGAACCTGCCGATCTAAACGAGGCAGACATGACCGTAGGGACCGAACCCGGCCCGGTTGTGAATGACCTTTCCGGCGTCACCCCTACTCCCATCCCAGTTACACCGGCCGCTCCTGCCGCTCCCGCAGTTCCGGCCGCGACCACAGTTCCAATTTCTCCCGCAGCAGCTCCCGTAGCTCCTGCCTCTTCCGCTCCAGTGGTGCCAGCAACCACCACTGAGCAACCCAGTGCCACGGATCAGACTCCGCCGACCGTGAACATTGAGGAATTCGTCGCGCAGAACCAGAATGCGATTATCGACAACCTCGTCGCGTCGCATTTCCGTATCGACGATGCAACGGCAGAGTCACTCGGTTTCGCTCCTGAGGTTAAGAGCTGGATTGAGAAGACGAACGCGAAGAACTTTCTCCTCACCATGGTTCAGATGAACAA